TAGAAGTGGTGCGAGATTCTAAATCACTTTTCAGCGAGACTAGTTTGTTTTCTTTTTCTGTTATCTCTGTGATTTTTCTATGTGCATCGAGTTCTGCTTTGATATCAGTTTCTTGCAATGTGTTCAAACTAAATCGCAATGCATTTACCTTGTCCAGCTTGTTTTTGTCCCAGGCTTTACTACGACTTGCGATGTCTGTTATACTTTGCTCTACTCGCTTGTTCGCACTTCCCACCGCTTGTATTCGAAGCTCTTCCTCTTTGATAGAATCTCTTGTGTTTTTTAATAGTTCCTTTAACACTTCTGCTTTAGCACTAATTTCTGTAATACCTAACAACTGTTCAATCATGTCACGTTGATCATTTGTTCTCATGCTGAGAAAAGGTTCAGTATAAGTGTTTAATGCAATTAAGTGCTTGAACATGTTGTGTGGGAAACCGATAATTTTTTCAATTTCTTTTTGAGTTTCCCTCATATCTCCTTGTTGCTCATTGTCATCGGAATCTAATCCGTTGATAAAAAACTTAAGAACATTAGGTCGTCTACCCCGTTCGATTCGATATTCTGTGCCGTTGATTTCAAAATCAACAGTAGTAATCATGCCCTTGCCATTGGTCTTGTTGATTAGATTATCTTTTCGAATGTTAGTTAGTGCTTCGCCATATAGTGCATAACTGAGTGCATTAATGATAGTGGTTTTGCCAGTGCCGTTCCTGCTACCATCGCCCCCTAGATCCATATTATGCCCTAACACTAATGTTAAAGAATCAGTGTCAAAACTCACTGCCTGTAGATTATTACCTACGCTCATGAAATTTTTAGCTGTTACATTTTTAATTTTAAGCAATTTCTATATTCCTGTATATTTCAATTAACCGCTCAGGGTCAACCATGTTACTTTCTATAGTACCTAATTGAGTAATTACAATTTGATCAACGCTTTCAAATTTAACATCGTCGCCTTCAAATACTTCCTCTTCTTCTTTTACTGGTATTAAATGTAACTCTCTAACGTTAAATTTTTCTGCAAATGTTTCTCGCAAAAAATTTGCTTCTTCATAACTGATGCTTACATCCAGTTTAATTCTAGCATGTGTGTTGCTGTCCAAGTAAGTTTCAGGCGATTCTAATAACTGTCGCAAGCCCATGACAACATATTTCGGACATTGATCCCAGTTAACATATTGAGGTTCTTCTCCCCACGTTAAAAACATAGCACCTCGATCATTGTCGCCTATGTCAGCATAATTGTGTGGGAAAGCATTACCGATGTAGTGAATGTTGCCTTTGTATTGTCTTTTGTGAAAATGTCCACTAAAAACATATTCAGGGTTTGATAAGTCTGATGCTTTTACACCACCGTGATCTGGCATTTCTACCATTGCATTCATTTTAAAGTAGGGCAACTCAAAATGTCCAAACATGTATTTGCAATCTAGTTTGTTTAACTTTTTGTGTTCGTCGCCGACTAGCCACGGTATAATTGCAACGCCGTCTTTTACAAACCACTCATCTACCATCACAAAATTAGGCAAGTCTCTTGCAAACTCTACACTGTTGAGATCTCGTTTTTCTCTGTAGTATAAGTCGTGGTTTCCTGTGATAAAATACACTTTATCAAATGCATCATTTAATCTTTTTAAATCCTTGATAGTTGCATTCATAGTAGCAATATTAATGCTAGCTCTGTGATGATGCCAATCACCCAAGAAAAAACAAGTCTCACAGTCTCGTGCTTTTGCTTCTGCAATAAACCAATCAATATAATTGTGGCAATCTGTGAGATGCTGTCTGCTGTTTTGTTTTAAGCCGTAATGTATGTCTGTAAAACACGCGGCCCTTTCAAAAAGGTTAGCCATAATGTTTTACCTTACTTAGGGTCTGTTTCCATTTCGGACTCTGCTAGCTCTCTCATTTCCTTGAGCGAGTTTTCGTGCTCAATTTGTCTTCCGTAGCTAGGCAAGTGTCCTTGCTCAATTAAAATATCGTCTCTGATGGTTTGGTTTCGCTTTTCGAGATTCAGTACCCTAGTGAAACTGTTGTTAACAGTAGCAGTGTAGTATGCAAAAGGGTTGTCCGATTTCGCTTCATTGAACTGCAAACCAATTTGTGCAAGTTGAACTAATGCTTGACCACGCATTTCATCAACATAAGTGTATCCTCGCCAGTTACCTCTTTGACTATAGCGTTCCACTAACTTCATAAACATTTTTCCTAATTCATTTGTGATACTGCCGTGTGTACAGCTGAAGTGCCCATTGTGTAACCCACCTATCCAGTGACTTCTCACTACCTCTCTTGGATTAATTCCATTGCTGTCTAAGATGTAGTGCTTGAACGGAGGAAAATTTACCTTTGCTTTTTCGTCAGCAATAGTTTTTGTTGTTTTCTTCCTTCCGGGCTCTGCAGGAATATGCTCATATGTCATCACACGAAATACCAATGTGTCTACAGCAATACTGTTTGGATCAACAGTAAACTCTTTCTGTCTGGGTTTTTTAGTCCAATTGCCTTCTGCAATCGCGGCGTCGTATGCTTTTCTAGAAAGTTTGGATGCTCGGTTTTCTTGTGCTTGTTTGATTGTGGTCTTGTTAATTTTTCCCACAGAATCCACTATAATGTCAGGGTCTGCGTAGCTATCATCGGTGATATAGCAATAGCTTAATTTACTTTTGTGAATCTCTGAAAGAATATCTTTGTTATTTAGATAATTGACCTTTCTGCCTTGTGTCATGTTGTCTCCTCAAAACTATGGTTCGTTTATATTGTATTATACACAAAAACACGATGCGAGTCAAATGTTTTTGAAATGGATGATAATTAAAATACGTTTTTATTTATAATGATAAATAATAGCAGGAGAACTATTATGGCACAAGATTCAGGTTTTACAATTGACGGCGAACCAATCGGCAGAGGCACAGTAGGTGACTTAAACGTCACAGATTTACCTGGTACTAGAAAAGACTACGGTAAGTTTGATTGGCGAGCACGAATACGTCCTAAAAAAGGCGGAGAAGGATTCGCATACGGCACCAAAGATGCAAAAGGAAATGATAAGCCCAGTATATTGAGCCCGTTACAAGAACGTGGCGGCATCGTGTTTCCTTATACACCAAACCTTTTTTTACAGGGTGCTGTTGACTATGACGAGCATAGCCAACATGGTTCGAACTATCCATTTTATACATATTTGAACAGTAAACCAACTACGTTGCCTGTACAAGGGCAATTTACAGCAAACACCCTAGAAGAAGCACAATATCTGTTGGCAATTTTTCATTTTTTACGAAGTATTACCAAGGGGTACTATGGCGATTCTGCTGTAAAAGACGGCTTTTACGGTACACCCCCTCCAGTAATGTTGTTCGAGTATTTGGGACATTTTGGATTTAACAAAGTTCCTGTGATAATTAGAAGCTACAATTTTCAACTGCCAGACGGTGTTGATTATGTGCCTGTGGAGTACAATCATCCTACAGCAGGAAAAACAATAACTTACATGCCAACAGAAACAGACATCATGATAGAAATGGTGCCACAGTACACACTTAAAAAGTTGCGTAAAAGATTTGACCTAAATGCATTCACTCGAGGCGAAGACTATAACAAAGGATTTATCTAATGGCAGAACTCCACAGCAATAATAGTTTTTTGCGTAAAGCCCCAATTAGGGATTTTTATCTTGATGTGAACACATTACCTAAAATACCCAAATCTGCATCTGACCAAGTTTATACAATTGACAGTAGATACAGCAAGAGGCCCGATCTTCTTGCTAGTGAGCTATACGGCACTTCACAATTATGGTGGATATTTGCATTGAGAAATCCAGATGTTCTTATCGATCCTCTAGAGGATTTCACGCCAGGAAAAGAAATTTATTTGCCGTCGGCGTCGGCAATTGATAAACTGAGATAATGGCAACAACAGATCACAAAGAAGCAGTAGAAGATGTTTATTTAGATAAAGTAATGGGAAATATTCTCGATTATTATGAGAATACCAGCTACAATCTTAAATTATACATGATAGGTGAAGAGGAATGGCTAAGGGGGCAGTATGCCGCTGAGCCTAATCGCACGGTAGTATTAGCACAAACAGGTGTAACTGGTGTACAAATCGATAATCTATCTTTAATGATCACCAAAGGGGCAAGTACTGCAAACTCTTTTGCAGTTAGAGCATCATTCCAACTGTTTCAACCTAGCGCCGCAGATTTATTAGATCAAATACAAGCCGCTAAATTAGCATTGGGACACAAATACATGTATGCTGATGTTCCGTTGTTTTTAGCAGTAGAATTTAAAGGATACCATTCTAATATTGACCAAGAAGACGACCCACTGCAAGACGGAAAACCGGTGATTAGCAGTGATGCATCTTTAAACGAAATTGCAGGGCCATTTATTTATAAACTACAGATAGCCAAGGTTGCAGTCAGTATTAATAGCACAGGCAGTACTTATGACTTTGAATGCCCGGTAGGTTCGAGCACAGCATACTCAGATGAATACTTTAAACTGCCCAAAGACTTAAAAGTGCAAGGCAATGACATAATAGAACTAACACAAGATTTACAAGATCAGTTAAAACGATATAGAGAAGAAAATTTAACGGGCGAAGAGTACCATGATGAAATTATATTCGATATGTCCCAGGTAAAGAAAGTATTAGACGATTTATCAGTTAGTTCTAGTGGCGTTAAAGCCGCAGAGGAAGTTAACAGATTAATCAATGCACAGGAAAAAGGTATCACCAGTTTAGACGAGTATAAGAAAGCACTCGAAGACAACCCTGATAGTTTTGACGGTGGAGTAGAAGCAGACACAGATTGGCTAGCTAATCAAAATATCAACATGAAAGAAGGCACCAGCCTAAATCAATTTTTCACCACATTGCTTGTGATGTGTGATTCTTTCTTAGATAGCATATCTAGAAAAAAAGTTTTTAACGATCCAGAAATTGATGAGAATGGATTAGACCTTAACAAGACTTTCACTAAATGGTACAAAATCGAAGCAGACATCACACACGCATTAGACGCAACAGGCGGTGCCGAGTTTGATAGACGCCGAGGAAAATATGCAAAAAAGGTAATTTATAAACCCATAATTTACGACACAGCAAACGCCAATCAGCAGGTGTCTAACGCAGAAAATAATCTCAGCGAATCACAAACAACCAAACGTGTCAAAGAAATGAGTATCAAAAAGGCATATCACTATTTGTACACAGGACTGAATGATCAAGTGCTCAGTGCAGACATTTCTTATAATGCAGGACAAGTGCTACTTGGCGCTCCGGGCGGAGGATACATGGGAGATATTTCCACGAACGCCAACAGTCCCACAATGAATGTGGACCCAGGCACTGATTTATCAGGTAAAACCACTAAAGCAGAAGTGGCGGCTAAACAACAAGATCCCGGCGGAATACTAAAATCTTTGAAAAACGATGCTAGTTTCCAAGGCAGAGTCAAGCAGGAATTAGGATTAACAAACTCTGAATTCAACGACCTCATGTCAAGTGAAGCTCGACAACAAAATCTTGCAGAAGCAATATTGTATTTGGGTAATCAAGGAAAAGATCCTTTGGGATACAGACTTACTCAGCAAGGGTCAGAAGACTTCCCTGTGGATGCGCCGCCAGCGAATCCAAAAGCAGTGAATTATAAACCTGAACCTTCGGGATATCTTTATAGTGCAGATTTATTAGAAGACTATGGGGGTAGCGAAACAGTTATAGGTGAACTACAAGGACAGCAAGCCTTGCAGTTGTTACAAGGAGCCGCAAGAAGCGAAGAAGAAATCGATACCACTGCTAGACCAAAATATAACTATGGTCAACACGTGGTAGCCACTGGTGGACAGACAAACGATGGAACACCAAGTGCCACGCTGTTTGGCTATATGTACAACAACGTTAACGATGCAAGTATTTTGATAGATTTAAATTTAAAAGTTAGAGGAGATCCTTGGTACCTGGGTGAGCCCATGTCATACGCAGATGCTCGTGCAAAACGCAACGCTCAAGGTAACGAGGCCGCTACAGCTCCAGAACGCTCCCAAGACAAATACATTGTATATGGCGGCGGCGATAATTACTACTTGTTCACCATGCAGACCCCCAGAGTGCGTGACCCTGATGTAGACATAGAAGATAACAACACAGGTTACATGGCTAGACAAGGAACAGCATATTTTATCAGCGGAATTTATCAGATTCATGCTGTGACTGCAAATTTTAGCGGCGGACTGTTTGACATAGAAATGACTAAGTCTTCTAAAATAACATCACTAAGTCTATCGAAAATAGACATCACAGGAAACTAACATGGGATATAAGGCAGACGAATACAAAATTAGTAGAAAAAATCCTAGGGACAAATTGCGTGAAGATGCAGATCTGGATTTTGGTATCTACATGGGAGAAGTAATTGTTCGGCCTAAAGATGACAGTCGCAGTGGCAGAATACCAGTGTATATTCCTATGCTGGCAAAAGACAGGAACGACCCGAAAGGATATTTTAACTGTTATTGGAGTAGCCCATTTGCAGGCACAACACCCAGTGCCGCAGTGGGAGATAACGAGTATAGATACCAGGACACTATGAAAACATACGGCATGTGGATGGTGCCACCTGATCCTGGTAATTTTGTTTTGGTGATATTTGCTGACGGAAAAAAGAAAACTCCTATCATAATTGGGTGTATGTTTCCGGATCAAATGCAATACATGGTACCTGGTAATGCTGCCGGTAACACATTCGGTACCACTGTTCCCATGCCAGTAGCAGAAAAAAATCGAAAATCGGAAAATAGAAGCCATAGCGCAAGTGTGCAACGCCCGCTAAATCCCTATATTGCGTTCCCCTTAGTAAAACAAGGGCTTATAAATGACCCAGTTAGAGGAACGACCACCAGCTCAGCCAGACGGGAATCTCCCAGCCAAGTATTTGGCTTTTTAACTCCTGGCCCTGAAATGGTGAACATGGATTCGGATAAAAAAGACGGCACACATCGTATCGGTGGTCATAGTTTTGTGATGGATGACAATCTGCAACAGCGACATATAAGATTAAGAACTGCTGGCGGAGCACAACTTCTTTTAGACGACACAAACGAGTTGGTCTATGTTATCAACAGCACAGGCACAGCATGGGTAGAGCTATCAGCAGACGGTAGTGTGAATGTTTTCAGCGACGAAAACTTGAACATGCGAGCTACATCTAACATTAACATAAGAGCAGATCACACAGTTAACATAGATGGTGGCGTGAGAGTCAATATTAATGCAGGATTAATGGAAGATCCAGGCGGTAACGTTGATACACTAAAATTAGGAGATGGACGACGCACAGGCGGGGATATATTTATTCAGTCGGGTACAAGCATTAACGCTCTTACAAATGACACTATCAAATTACAAACCACAAAGGGTGGTAGTAAAATAAGTGCCGCTTCTCAAGGCAGTATTGCATTATACGGTAAAGACCAAATAACTACAAAAACACCAGGACCAACAGTGATTGATACTGGCGGCGACACATTTGTGAGCACAGGCGGCAGTACACATATTGTTTCCAGCGGGCAAAGTTTTGTTAAAGGATCGACAGTACATTTAAATGATGGCGGATCAGTTAGTCAAGGCAATATTCCAGAAGCAATCAGGCCATTGACGGTTACTATATTCAAAGACGAACCAATGAGTGTGCCTGTCATATATTATAACCATCAAGAAACCACCAACGACAGTCCTATACCTACCGACGGTAAACGTGTCACAGATGGAAGTAAACATTTGGCACAAGAGAACAAAGATCCTAACAACAACTACAGTGATAAACGTGGAGAAAAAATAGATGTTGCTTCCACTACAACCATGATAACAACCAGAGAGCCTTGGTTTGGCCATCTGAAGAAGGATATAAAAATACCCACTGCACGAACTGATCGAATAGATTCTGATGCTTTTTTTGGTGATCCAAAGACACCGGGTACAAGTGGCAACGGATATATGGGCCCAGACAATTATGTTGACGGCAATGGTGATTTATATAAAGGAATAGGCTTCGATGGATACAGAGCAGATAAAAACGACGACGAGTTGCTAAATTACCTACACACAAAATTTAAAGATGCAAACGGTGACTATTACGCCTTTGATGTTGCAAGAGCCAATTTCAGAACCATGCAACCCGACTGGGAAAAAGTGCCAGGTAATAAATCTGTAGCTGCCGCTGGCGGCCAGATGATGCAAGAATTTACCACAGCAACACTGGGTAGTTCTGGGCACACTGCTCTCACTTTGACAAAAGAAAGTATCATCCAGTCCCAAACACCTGAACTTACTAAAACACCGTTGGTCACAGACGAGGGATATCAGCCACTTAGTGGCTCCAGCGCAACGAGAAATTGTATAGGTTACAAGCATATTTTAGCAGAAGAACAAGAAGAGGCTGGAGTAATAATGTTTGGCCAAGGGCTAACATACGACCCAACATCTGAAACTACAGCATTTAGTCCTGTTGGCGGATCAACAAACATTTCAGCGAAGGCACTAAGCGACATAGTAAAAACAAGCGGTCCTGGACAGGATTTATCTCAATACGGATTAATGCCAGCTGACGATCTCATCCCCGGCAGTTCGGGTGACGGTGCATATTATATCAAAGATCGTAAACAAAACGATAAAATCATAATGTTTAACGGAACAGAGACTGGCATGTCTACTAATGTTGCTAAAATGTTATTAGAAAATGATCTAAAAGTGATATCTAAATTTGTGCTCGATAACACACAACAGCCCATGACCAAAGCACAGCTGATGGCGTTTACGTTGTTAGGTCATTCGATGGGACAAGATCTGCTGGTACAACATCCTGCTTACACAAAGTTCAAGAGTCGTGATTTTAAAAACGTGGCTAATAGATACAGTCTTAGAGGTTATAGAGAAGTTTCTCTATTCTGGTACGGGGACAAAGGCAACTTTTTGTCCTTCTTACATCAATGTGACGACAGCTGGTTTGGACCCACAAGCGGATACGATAATGTACCGACAATAATGTCTAGGCAGAGCGATTGGTCCTCTAAATCAGGAGACCTGGAAGGGGCATTCAGGCTCTATAAAAACTCTAAATATTATGGGTAACTTTATTCAGTTGTCGCTGTAAGTCGGATATTTTCACATAAGCACGATATTTTGCATCCTGTTCTTCTTTAATAGTGTGCTTGAGCATTTCAATGGTAGTCTTTAGTCCATTTATATTTTTGAGTTGATCACATACCATCTCTCGAAGCTCTTCTTCCAACGTGTTGTTAAGTGTTTTATTAGTCATTGTTTAACATCCAAACAAATGTGTCTTTATAATATTTATAGTGTCATACGATAATAATACTTCATTATGGCTCAAAGGAACCTCAATTGAATTACAGTCAGTGAAGCCGGATGGCAGTGATTTTTGAGTAGCCACAGTTAGCAACCCGTCATTGTGTTCACTGCCTAAGCCAGCGAGATCATTGCCTGATCCTTTAGACCCTGTTGTGACCACATTCAGTACTGGAATGGACAATTTTGATTGTTGAATATCTTGAATAAAGTAGCTGTTTGGTTTCACGTTCATAAACAGTTTACTTTGCCTAAACACCATGTTAAGCCATTTTGCTGTGTAACTGCCACTCCAGGGCGAGCTTAGTGCTACCAGTTTTTCTACTTTATTGTTTTTTATTGCCAATAAGGCAGACAACAAGCATCCGTAGCTGTGTGCAATAACATAGAAAGGTTCGTCACCAAACGACTGTTTGATTACTCGATTAAATCTTTCTATGATTATACTAGGATCTTCTTGTGTTTGATATTCCAACGCCAGCGCATTGTGTTCAGGCAAAAAAATATCAAAGTAATTAAAACTGACATTGCTTTGTCCTGACCCATGAACAAATGCTATATTAGGCAATTTTGGCATTTAGTATCAAATTTTCCATCTCGGTTAATTCGACTGGCAAGATGTCCTTTGGTTGTCCTACCATATTGACCATCTCAAACAGCACAAATTGCTTGGTGTGGTAATCAAAAATACCAATAGAATGAACACGCTTGTTCTGCCAATGCATCATTTTACGAAAACGAGGCCCGTGTCCCGTGGTATCTTTGTTGTTTCGACGAGCAACAATCTTATTTGCTCTGCTTGCTAGCTCAACGATATTGTTGAACTTGTCTAGTACGTTTTTCATTTATTTTCCTATAATAAATCAAAGTAAAAAACATGCATCAATCTCTTAATGCTCCAATATTATGTATCCTAACAGCATCAAAGTCAACCTTTTTTTTGGCCCTATTAAAACGTGTTTTAACCTACATAGATAAATATTGATATGGCAAACATATACAAAGGTTTTAGCACCATAGGCAAAGTTAGACCGCCATACACGGTGACAAACGGTGAAGCAGTAAAACGAGACTTGCTGAACGAGCTGTACACCAGAAAAGGCGAACGAGTGATGAGACCTGGCTACGGCACAATTATATATGATTTGATTATGAATCCGTTAGACGCATATGTAGAAGAAGAAGTCAAAGAAGAAGTTATTAGAATATGCACAAAAGATCCACGTGTCGATATATCAGAAATATTCACACAAACATTGGATCATACCATTAGGGTTCAAGTACAATTGGTGTTGAAACCTTTCTTAGATGAAGAAACTTTGCTAGTAGAATACACGCAAAGCAGTAACGAGATTTAATTATGGCAGTAAATAGCAGACAAAATAATTTATTTGCGGCAGAAGACTGGGAAGTTGCATACCAGGCATACAGTCAGGTAAATTTTCAAGCATACGATTTCGACACTATTCGAACAGCAATGATCGAATATATTCGAACAAATTTTCCAGAAAACTTTAACGACTATATAGAAAGTTCAGAGTTCATTGCAATCATAGAGCTGTTAGCATATCTAGCTCAGAGCATTGCGTTTAGAATGGATGTGAACACACGAGAGAATTTCCTTGAGACTGCGGAAAGACGTGATAGTGTATACAAGTTAGCCAGACAATTAGGATACAACCCTAAAAGAAATATTGCATCCAGTGGATTGATTAAAGTATTAAGCATCAATACTACCGAGCCATTAACTGATAGTGCAGGAAATCAAATAGGCAACAGGGACATAACATGGAACGATGCAAACAATCCTGATGCATTCGAACAATTTATTACAGTACTAAACAGTGCTTTTGGTAATATTAATAGATTCAGCAAGCCTGTTAAAACAGGCACAATTAACAGTATTGTCACTGATCTTTACGAGATCAATACACCTGTAAACGCACCATTTGTGTATAAATTCAAAAAGAACATTAACGGTGTCAGCAGAGATTTTGAGATAATAAATTCTGATTTTGAAGATAACGGTTTTTTCTACGAAAAACACCCAGATCCAGCAAATAATTTTGGACTAATACACAGAAATGATGGATTAGGTTTATCTAGCCCGAACAACGGCTTTTTCCTTATGTTCAAACAAGGAATATTACAACAACAAACTTTTGATTTCACACAGGCTGTGGAAAATAGAAGAGAAAACATAGATGTACCTGATATCAACGAAACTGATGTGTATTTTCAAGAAATATCATCTACAAGTACAGTCCTTACAAAATGGCAAAAAATTCCTAACACAGTTGGGCAAACTTTGCAGTTTAACGTTTTAGCAAAGTCTAGTCCTTTGCTGTATGCAGTTCAAAACCTGGGTACTGGCGGTATTCAGTTACAATTTGCAGACGGCAATTTTGCTAATGTTCCGCTAGGCACGTTTAGAACGTTCTATCGAACAAGCGCAAACGAGCGTTTTAGTATACAGCCCGACGATATGGGTAATGTTGTAATTGCAATCAGTTATTTAAATCGTAATGAAGAACGATACGTTCTCACATTAACTTGTAGATTGCAGTCTGCGATAAACAATGCACTTCCTGCAGAAACCCTTGCTGGTATAAAAGAGAGAGCGCCACAAGCATTCTATTCCCAGGACAGAATGATATCAGCGCAAGATTATCAAGTACTACCCTTAGCAAAAAGTACAAATATCCGAAAGTTGAAAGTTACAAATAAAACACATGCAGGGCATAGTAGATATATTGATATCACCGACCCTACTTCAACGTTTCAGACTACCACAACTATTGCCGAAGATGGAGCATTGTACAAAGACTCTGCTCCCCAGTCCTTTTCGTTTATTATTGACGGCAACAATACTGCGCTCGAGCAAATTGAAAAAACTATACCACTATATCTGAAAAACTTAGAACTTAAAGATTTTATTTACAGTGATTTTAGAGAAAAATGGATAACAGCACAACCTAACAAATTTAAACTAGATCAGTATGGCATGATATGGAACACTCTGCCGAAAACAAACCAAAATGATACTGGGTATTTGACAGAAACATTTACTAGCCTCGGCACAATTAGTGATGTTAATATTTCTAATCCGGCGCTAGCATTAATACAGCCAGGACATATGATAAAGTTTGTAGATCCAGATGACATTGCGTCTTATAAGTGGGTCAAGATTGTATCGATTAGGGACAACGGTAGACGTGTAAGTTCCAGCACAACTGCTGACGGGCCTTTCAGACTTAGTGAAGAAATTAAAAACGGCTGGAAGGGTGCAGAAATTATTACTACATTGCGAGCTAGATTTTTTGAAGTAGAAGCATCTAGGATCAGAACAGCAATCGAGAAAAAACAAACATTTGGTATCGGGTACAACCCTACAGCAGATTCGTTTTACGTGATTAATAACAACGATTTGAATAGTAGTGATTTCAGCATTGGTAATGCTCAAGATACATCAGGTAATAATCGTGACAGCAGTTGGATTATGAAGTTTTCCTACCAACCCATTGATACACTGTCTTATCGATATAACGTCGAGACTCGCGGTACTAGATATATTTTCGAAAGTTTCGAAGATGTAAGATTTTATAACATAAATCAAAACCGCATCGTAGATAGCTTCACCGGCAGAGCAAAGTATGATACTATAGAACTTACAACAATTAATACCCAAGGCCGAACCGTCGAGGATTTCGAGTGGAGAGACACAAACGCCGACAGGATAGGAGACAAGTGGTATTCAACTAATGATGGTGTAGAGTTTATTGACATACCGTTGAAATCTAGAAGTACAAGATTCGACCAAGTAGAAGTATCTGTGACCACTAACTTTGGTTTATTTAAAAATGCAGATGCTTCCGGAAATTCATTTGTTCGCAATCTAGTAATACCACTAGGTACGAACAATGTGTCAGATGCAACGTCAAACATCAACGTTACAATTTTAAATAACACCGGCACAATATCAAGTTTACCAGATAGTTTAAGTGTCCCTTTTACTAACACAACTTTTGGTCATAATATTTTAGATTCTAACGGAAATATTGCTTATAGGTTTGAACAGACTGACATCACTGCTGGCAATGGTTCCAACAAAGGCGGTGGGCATTTATATGTAACTAATGTTGATGTTGCTAATCAAACGGGCACACTAATTGTAGAAAATTTTGATAATACTCGCCACTTTGCTGTAGACGCCACAGGTTTATCAAGCAAAGATGTTGTGTCAGTGGACTATGTTAGATCCAAGAATCAATTGGAGACTCCGATATTATGGGCCGCAGTTAAGAATTTTGTGTATTCCGATGGTTACACTGATGCGAGAAAAGTACAGGTAACACCGTTCAACTCAACAAATGATGACAGTCCCGATAACCCGATACAATTTAACGAATTTGTTGGACCATCAGATTTGATAATTTTTGAAGACTTTGATAGCTTTGACGGGTATACATATACAAAACCTGCTAAAACAGGTATACTGGACTTAAGACGAGAGCCTGATGTAAGATTCGACGGACAGTTTACATTAATATCGGGATCATCAACAGGAGATGCTAGTGTTCCTTCTGGTAGATACTATAACACTGCTGACTACGACTATTTTCTGGTTAAGTCTAAAAGCATAATTGATGAAAGGTTTAATAACACAGCCGGAAAGCTACACAACAAAAAGGTATATGCCCAAGATACTGGAAAAATTTACTTAATGTCGTATAGCAGTACAAACCTCGATGTTGTAAACAATTATGAAAGCTCACAGCATCGTGCAAAGAAAGGAAAAAGTTTTACACAAAATACTCGTTCTACAACACAAGAACCAGTCACATTTAGATGGACTCACATAGCTAACAACGATATGAGAATTGATCCCAGCATCAGCAATGTACACGAGTTTTTTATACTAACGGATAATTACTACAACAAGGTACAGTCGTATATTAATGTTCCCGGGACACAGTTTCCAGAAGAACCTACAACATTAGAATTGCAAACTGAATTTAAAAATTTAGAAGAATTTAAAGCCGCCAGTGATCAGATTTTATTTAAAAGCGGCAAGTTTAAATTACTATTTGGCAATGATGCTAGGAGTGAGTTGCAAGCAAGGTTTAAAGTAGTTAGATTGCCCGGAACAATTTTAAGCGATAACGAAATAAAAACTAGAATTATCAAAGCAATTAATAAATATTTTAGTATAGATAACTGGGAATTTGGTGACACATTCTACTTCACAGAACTTAGCAGTTTTATTCATCAAGAAGTTGGAAACTCAATTGGTAGTATTGTGATCACACCAAAAAAAGCCGGCGGAGTGTTCGGCGATTTGTTCCAAGTAAAATCTGACAGCGATGAGTTATTTTTAAGCACTGCAACTGTGGATGACATTGACATAGTAGATAAAATTACAAAAGACAATATATCTCCTGCATCGGGCACACCAACATTTACGTCTTATGCTAATCCAACATCAGAAATTGGACCGTTTGCTATCAACGGACACTATCCGTTGTACCCAACTGCAGAAGCGGCAAACTTTGCTGGTAATGGCACCCACCACACACACGAATTTTTCGGAAAAACGTTTTACATGCCTAACGGTATTACAACATATATGGGTAATTATGTACAACAAGAAGGCGATGGCTCTACAACATTAACAACTGTAGAAAACAATCCAGTTAACAATACGCTGTCATCAAGTGCATCTAGCACCGACGACACAAACGGAAATGGGTATTAATTATAATGGCTGATAAAAAGTATACACAACTGCCCGGAGTGCATCAAACTCCCGTTATCAAAAACTTTTTTGATACAACAGTTGAACAGTTATTCAGTAAAGCAAACGTTAATCAAGTGTCTGCTTACATCGGTAAAAAAGACATAGATTTATTTGCCGAAACAGACACCTATGTACTACAACCTACCGCAGACAGAGACAAGTTTAGTCTAGAGCCTGCTGTAAATACTATAGACCAGTTAACTGGTAAAAGTACTAATATTGTCTTTTACGAAGATTATCTGAATATACTTAAAAGTTATGGCGTTAATACTTTTAATCAAAATTCTATATTTGACACAAGCGCATATACATTCTTACCACCAATCAATATTGATAAATTTATCAACTATCAAGAATACTTTTGGAGTCCTACTGGCCCAACACCGGTAATTGTTGAAGGCACAAGTTCGTTTCCGATTAATATTGAAAAAGACATACTAGGCAAAAAAACATACACAACTCCTTCTGGTGTTGTTTTAAAGAATGGTATGGTAATAACATTTTCTGGAAATTATGTAATTCCAAATAAATTTAAAAATGAAAAACGTTTTATTGTAGAGGGTGTCGGCGAAAGCATTATTTTGCATGATAAAGAGCAAAACTTTGCCACAGTGTTTAGTACTGAGGATTACATACCTTTTGACCAAACAATTATTGACCCACAAAACGACACACTTATACCAACTACAACAGATCCGAATAACACCAATTTCTTTAGTGGTGGTTTAGTGGGAGTAGAAAATTATGTTTCGCTAGAAGGTCAAAATAATTGGCCAACACCAGACTATACGCCTGAGCAACTAGATGCAGAATCAGGCAATCCTCTTTGGGAAGACTACGTTGCTCCAGTCAATTCGCCACTAGTGTATGTAGAAGGCGGCATAGGTGCATTTGACACAAGGCCATTCGACAGTGACAACACTCAAGAAAATCCTGACTATATAGT